AAAACTTGATGTTAAAGGTTTAGATATTGTTCGTAGTTCATTCCCACCAGCATTTCGTGACTTTATGACTAAGGTTCTAAAAGCTATTCTTGCTAAAGTTCCCAAAGAAAAGATTGATGGTTTTATCTTAAACTTTAAGAGTAATCTACAAGATGAAGAGTTAGATAAGATTGCTCTTCCAACTGGTGTAAAGGGAATAAAAAAATATACAGATAGGAGTAGGGGTGGTTTTAATAGCAAAACGATGTTTACATCAATGAAGAAAGGTGCACCAGTTCACACCAAAGCTTCTGTCATATATAATGACTTATTAAAACATTTTAAAGCTAATAATCACGAACCTATCTCTAATGGTAATAAGGTTCGGTGGGTATATCTTAAACAGAATCCTTACAACATTGATGGTTTGGCTTATAAGGGTTATGACGATCCTAAGGAAATTATAGATTTTATTAATCAGTATGTTGACCGAGACAAGTTATTTGATAAGGCTCTTAACAAAAAAATAAAGATGTTTTACGATGCTATGTCTTGGGATATGCCGGTAGATAAGAAAAATACAATTGAAAAGTTTTTTTAACTTGACATTGACAAAAATAATCAGTAAATTAAATAATAATATGGAGAAACTATAATGAATAAAATAACATTAGATACCTTTATCCAAAAGTACAATCTTGGTGGTAGTATAAACTCAGTAAAGTGGGAGTCAAATGGCGACACACTTTCTACTCGTTTTATATCACCAGATAAAAGTCTTTTGGGTGAGTTATCTTTAACTAAACAATCACTTCCTAACTTTGAGGTTGGTGTTTATGATACACCACTTCTATCTAAGATGTTAGGTACTCTTGCTGATAAGGTTGATTTTGATGTAATCAAGTCACCATCGGATGAGGAACAAGCAGTAGCATTTGGATTTTCGGATGGAAAGATATCTGTTAGTTATGTCCTTGCTGCTCTTGGTGTTATCCCTGATGTACCAGCATTAAAGAATATTCCTGAGTTTGATACTCTTGTGAACATTGATTCACAATTCATCAACTCTTTTATTCGTGGTAAAGGTGCTCTTTCCGATGTAGAACATTTTTCTATTCAACCAGTAGATGGTGGTGTAGAGTTCGTCATTGGTTTTAGTGATATCAACTCTAACCGTATCAGTATCAAAGTTCAGAGTGGTGCAGTAAAATTAACTGAACCAATCGTCTTTAATGCTAACTTGTTTAAAGAAGTCTTGAGTGCTAATAAAGAGTGTTCTAAGGCAGTTCTACAAGTTAGTTCAGGTGGTCTTGCTCATCTTGAGTTTAAGATAGACGACTTTTCTGTTAAATATTACTTAGTATCACAACAGGTATAGTATGAGTTCACATGGATTATGGGTGGAGCGTTATCGTCCATCGACATTAGACACTTATGTTGGTAATGAACATCTCAAAACGAAAGTAACGAGATTCATTGAAGAACAAAATGTTCCACACCTACTTTTGTATGGTAGAGCAGGTGGGGGTAAAACTACCCTTGCCAAGATTATCGTAAATGCTATTGAATGTGACTATCTCTATATTAATGCTTCGGATGAACGAAATATCGACTTGGTTCGAGACAAACTGAAGAACTTTGCTTCTTCTATTGGTTTCAAACCTAACAAAATAGTAATCTTGGATGAGGCTGATTATCTTAATGTTAATTCAGCCCAACCTGCTCTTCGTAATCTTATGGAGACTTTCTCTGCTCATTGTCGGTTTATCTTGACTTGTAACTATGTCGAAAAGATTATTGACCCGATACAAAGTAGATGTCAGACTTATAAGATTATTCCACCATCAAAGAAAGATGTTGCTGTTCATGCTAAGTATATCTTGGAAGAAGAAAACATTTCTTTTGACTTGGATGATTTAGCACTTGTTGTAACTGCTGGTTATCCTGACTTGAGAAAGGTTATCAATGACTTACAGAGACAGGCAATTGATGGTCAGTTAAAGATAGACAAAGATGGGATGTTGCATAACGAGTTCAAACTTCAATTCTTGGATATGATAAAACAAGGTGTTGATTTGAGAACTATTCGTAAGTTTGTAGCTGATAGTAACTTTACAGATTACACAGAGCTGTATCGTTTTCTATATGATGAAGTGGAGAATATTTCTGTGGAGAAACTGCCAGAGATTATCATTGATATATCAAATGGTTCATATCAAGATGTGTTAGTCGTGGATAAAAAAATAAACTTTATGGCTACCATCTCTAACATACTTAGGAGATTACAATGAGTACAAAACCAATGAAACCTTTACCACAACAACAAGTTCAAGTTGATTTGAAAGATGCCGATACAATGAAGTGCCAATCGTGTGAAAATCCAGTTTTCATACAAGCATATGTCATCAAGAAGATTTCAGCAATTGTATCGCCAACTGGTAAAGAGGTTATCGCTCCAATTCAAGTTTTCAATTGTGGAAATTGTGGAGAGATGTTACCATTACAGGAATTAGATGAACTTATTTAGTTGGATAGACGAGTTATTCGTTAAGAAAAGACCTTGGGATAGTTTTTCGGAAGAGGAGCAAAAGAAGTTTAGTCCGTTTATGGTTAATCGTTATTTAAGTATGAATAATGACTTTTTACCAATAGTCAACCATTTTCAGAACTTAACGATAGAGGTAATGCCACATTCTGCTGTATATAAGTTCTACTGTTCCTTACTTCCAAATAAGAAAACATATCTAAGATACCTTAGTGGTAAGAAAACAAAGGTCAACGAAAAAGTTGTTCCATTTATTCAAGAATACTTTGAGGTTAGTAAAATACAAGCTGGTGAATACTACAACTTAATGACTACTGGTGAATTGAAGTCTTTATTAACAAAGTATGGTAAGACAGAAAAAGAAATTAAAAAAATGGGAGTTAAATGAATAATAAGTTATTTTTTGCTATATTGTTATCAATAACAGGAAATATTATAGCATGGTTTCATATGCAAGGTCAATTTAAATATGAATGGGCTAAAAGTATTTGGTGGGTTATATTTGGTGGTATACCAATCAGCTTTTGTTTTTATTATGGCACTCGTCTTTTCTATGAATATTTTGGTAATTATTGGTATGCTAGGCCAGTTGGATTTGGTATGGCAACATTAACATTTGGTATATTAACTTGGTTACTATTAAATGAAGTACCAGATACAAGAACAATTATTTCCTTGATTTTGTCAGTTGTTATCATTACATTACAATTATCACATTTAATAATAAAATAGAGGTTATATGAATATTAAAGAAACCGAACTTGGAGTCGATGGGGATATCCATCCAATTGTAGAACAGATGGAAAAAGAATGGCCAAAAATGACCACGGAATTTAAACGGCTACAAAAAGAACAATATGAATTGTTTTGTAGGAAACAACATGATTATGGTCCTGGTAATATTTCAGTTGGTACTCAGTTAATAACACCAGAGGAAGTACATTTATCATTAACGGGATTATGGTTTCGTATGAATGATAAGATACAGAGGTTAAAAACTTTATTGATGGGTGGTCGTGAACATGCAGTAGAAGGTGAACCATTAGAAGATGCTTACTTAGATGTATCTAACTATGGTATTATGGCAACAATTGTTAAAAATGGAAAGTGGGGTAAGTAATGGAAAGACATTGGGGTGAAAAGCAAAAGAAACAAACACCAAGAAAAGCAGCTGGTGATGCAACAGAAAAACATATATCGGTACAAGACAACAAGATATATTTTTACTCTGGAGTAAATCGAAATGCTTGTAGTGAGTTGAACAAAAAGATGAGTGAGTTAGAGGCTAAAGCTATAACATTATCCAATACTATTGGTGTATCACCACCATCAATAAAACTATTTATCAACTCAGGTGGTGGTTCTATTGTGGCTGGTATTTCATCTATGGACACGATACTGAGAAGTAAAGTTCCTGTCCATACATATGTAGATGGATTTTCTGCTAGTGCCGCTACATTTATGACAGTTGTCGGTGGTCATAGACTAATGAGTAGAAACTCTTATATGTTAGTTCATCAATTATCTTCAACATTTTGGGGAACATACTCTAACTTTGAAGATGAGAAACAGAACTTAGATTTAATGATGAAGAGTATCAAGAACATCTATAAAGAATACACTAAGATTCCTATGAAGAAACTTAATGAGATTCTGAAACATGATTTATTTTGGGATGCTAATACTTGTTTAGAATATGGAATGATTGACGAGATTATTTAATGGCACATATATCACATAGTCAGTTTACCACTTATAACGATTGTAACCTTAAATGGAAACTTCGTTATATAGATAAGTTAGGAACTTTTGTCGGTAACATACATACTCTTTTTGGAACGGCAATGCACACCGTGATACAAGAATACCTTTCGGTAATGTATAACAAATCTATTGTTGCTGCTGATAAACTTAACATGGAGTCTCGATTAAAAGAAGAGATGGTTACAGAGTTTACCAAGATAAAAGAAGGTAAGGGTGTTTTACCTTGTACTCAAGATGAGATGATGGAGTTTTATCAAGATGGTATATC